GCATGTAGTAGTTGAACGAATGGCTACTTAAAAAATCGTTCTCATTTTTTTAAGTGTAGAAGAGAATTTCGCACTCGCCGCCTAGCGGCACGGGTATCACAGCCCCGCAAACCAAATAGTGATGACGCAGATAATTTTGCTAGAGTTTATATACTTGAACTAAATATATATGATAACAATAATTTGTTTGACTCCGATAACTTGGATAGTCTAGTATGATGGACGATAATAATTATACTAAACATGTAGAAGTTAATAATAATATTATGTGGCACGCGGGTTCAATTCCCGCCACCTCCACTTTTGTACAACCGCAACTAAGCTGACAATGGTTTTTGGGAGCTTGGATTTTGTTTTGAGGGAATCATGTTTGTAGTTCCAGTTAATGCCGGTTTGTTTTGCAACAAACTTTTTATTTGTAGTATCTATTCTATTTTTTCGGCTAAACAAAACAGAGAAATATCTTTTGCAAGATACGGAGGAGATTACTCGGCTTCTATCTTTCAGTTCTTAGATCAAAACAAATTAAAAATTGTTGATGTAGAAGATGACAAATATAGTATATATCCAGAAATTATGAGCCTTAGCTGTTCAAATAATGAATATCTACAATGTAAAAACGCAGCCAACTTTGTTGTAGATAATTTAGATTTGGTTTTCAAGGAAGAAGTAATTAATCAAGAACCCATAGAGGGCATTTTTGTTCATATGAGACTTGGCGATCTCGGCTCACAGTTTCAGCTTGGGATGGATTATTATGAGTCTGCTCTTAGGAAAGTATACTCGGAAATTGCCATGTCTGACCGTCCTAAGATTACCCCCTTTAAGAAGTATGTTACATCAAATGAAGTTCACAGCGACACAGTTAAAAATTTTGCCAAACAATTTGACTTTGAAATATATGATGCTGGAAAAGAAGAAACATTAAAATTTGGTTCGAGATTTACGAACAAAATATTAAGTCACGGGTCTTACAGTTGGTTTATTGGCGCGCTAGGCTGTAAAAATAATATAGTATATCCAGCGTTTTATGAAGACAAAACTTGGCATGACCCTACGTTTTATGAAGTTGATGGATGGAAACCTGTGTACTACCGCAACTAGCCTGACAATGGTTTTTGCGACGGCGAATTTTTTTGGGCAGTTTTGCCCAGACAAAGTTATAGTATAATGGTTCCTGAATTTGTTTTGGGTATTGCTCCCCCAGCAGTATCCTCACTTTAGCGCCATCTTAATTTCCCCTATAGTTAAGGTGGCGCATTTTTTTTGAGAGAAGTTGAATGAAAGACATAAATGTTTTTTTGATAAAAAGCGAAACGAGTCAAGACTCAAATTTAGAATCAGATTTACGAAATCAGTTTAAGAAGAATGGTTTATCTTATTCTATAAAAAGGTATGCTTCTACTGAATTGCCTTCTTCAAGCGATTCGTCTATAACCTTAGTCTTGCTAGAAAACTCTTCTGTATCTAAAACATACATAACAGATCTTTTATGCCTAGCGTCTTTAGTAAAAGACTTTTCGATTTTATGTGGAGACATCAGTCCTGCATATTCTATGATGTCTCAAGACCAATTCACAAGCAGCATAATGAAATACTGTCACTCTTATAAGCTAAGCAAGTATTCAAAAAATTTAATGTGTGATATAACATCAGAACCTGACAACTTTCCTCCTTCTTATAATATAGCTATAAATTCTACTATATACAATGAAAATGGTGGAATAGCTCCTATAAGTTATAGCAAAGGGTTTATAGTTGATGATAGAGGCTTTGTGCTTTCGTCATCTAACTTAGGAAAAATAATTCACTGTAGCTTTCTATCTAGTTCAATAAAACTCTCTGAACAAGACCTGTCTTTGAAATCAATATCTGATTACTTTTACCGACAGGGTTTTTTGGCTGCGATGAATATAAAGTTCAAAAAGATGCCACACTTTGAAAGAATTTGGAAACAGTTTGTCGAAACTCCAGAATCTCTGGATCACAAAGTTTTAGGTAGACTAACATTCACACTATCGAATGGAACAGAACAGAGTAAAGTGTTTGCAGAAAAAATAGCTATGATAAAATGTTCTTACCAATCAGGATTGTTTGAAGGGCTTTCTGGAATTACTGTATAATGATCTCTTTAGATATTTCAGGCTGTGGCGGATTTGGTATTCATAGAAGTGGGTGGAAGTATTGTATAAGTTCCTTACTGCCATTTCATTCTAAGCATGGAATCTATGTTGATGGTTTTATAGAAGATAGATTTTCTTGGAAGATGGAAGATTACTATGATAGTAAAAATTCAAAAATTCCCTATACTAGAGATTGGATAGGATTTGTCCATAATCCACCAAACCCGCCTGATTGGTTTGATACATATAATAGTCCTGACGCCATTTTTACTAGAGATGTTTTTCGCAAGTCGCTCGAAAGTTGTCGTGCGCTAGTGTCTCTTTCTGAGTATCTTGCGGAGTGGGTTAGAGACAAATGTGATGTCCCAGTTATAACAGTTAAACATCCTACCGCTACAAATATACTAAAATGGGAACCGGAAAAGTTTCTACATAAGGAAAGGCCGATTTTATTACAAATAGGATATTGGTTACGTAGAATGTTTTCCATATGTGAGGTAAATGTTCCGTATCCATTTTTTAAGAAGTGGCTACCTAGCGACTATGATTATGCAAACAAATTATTGAGCGTAGAAAAAAGAAGCCTGAAACATCCATTTGCAAATAAGTCTAGATGGTCTGGAGTTGAGATGCTTCAACGTGTTAGCAATGAAGAGTTTGATGACATGCTAACAAGTTGTGTTGCATTTCTTGACCTGTACGATTCATCTGCCAATAATGCTGTGATTGAATGTATTGCTAGGAATACTCCACTTTTGGTGAACAGGCATCCAGCAGTGATAGAATATTGCGGTGAGGATTACCCTCTGTATTTTGACAGTTTGGATCATGCCTATGAATTAATCTGTGATTTTGATAAGATATTCGCAGCTCACGAGCATTTCAAAAACATGGACAAACGATGGATCAATGGCAGTTACTTTGCTAATGACCTGACTACAAAATTAGAAAACATATTATGCTAGACTATAAAAGACAACTCGCTTTTATAGCAATACCAAAAAATGCGTCGCTGTCAATTGCCGCTGCACTTCAGGAAACAGAACATCCTGTTTACCACCATAAAGCCTATATTGATTTCTCAGAGTCAGACTACCAAAAGTTCTGTGTTTGCAGAAATCCTTACGACAGAATTTTTTCGGCATACTGGTTTATTATCAATAATAACCTTTATTATCCTGAAGATGTAGAATTTTCAAAGCAGGTAAAGCAGTTTGCGGACTTTAACGAATTTGTTATAAACTATTTATCATTTCAGCAGACACCTCCATGTCAAGTTGTAGATACATACGATACAAATATGAAGACTACGTGTCATTTTTTACCTCAGTCAAACTGGGTATGTGATTCTTGGTATAAGCCTTTTCAAGACATAAAAATATACAGATATGAAAATCTGGAAAAGTTAGAAAAAGAACTTGAAATACGGATGCCCTTCCATTATAATAAATCAAATAAGCCTAACTATTTGGATGTGTACAATGAGCAGTCCAAAGATATAATATATAGCATGTATAAATATGACTTTGTTAATTTTGGTTATGAAAAATGAATGAAAAACATTATTGCACAAGACCTTTTGAATTTTTTGAAGTGTACGACGACGGTAGAGTTAGTTGCTGTTGTCCGTCTTGGATCAATAATTATGAAATTGGCAATATAAAAGACAAGTCAGTAGAAGAAGTATGGAACAGTGAAGAGGCTCAAGAGCTGAGAAGATCAATTCTTGATGGCTCCTACAGGTATTGCAACAGAGAAGTATGCCCGCACTTAGAAACGAAGACTCACTGCGTTCAGACTCTTTACCAGATAGGAAATACTAATAGCCACAGAGGCTGGGATCTTATACATGACGACATTGTTGAGGGTAAAACAAAACTAGATCATACGCCGTTAGACATAAACTTTGGATATGATAGATCGTGTAATCTTGAATGTCCATCTTGTAGGCTAGAGCTAATTATGGAGTCTGGTAAAAAGCGCGAGCAGATTCTAAATATACAAGACAAGTTAAAGAAAGAAGCCTTCCATAATGCAAAATCTTTTTGTATTACAGGCTCTGGAGATGCTTTTGCTAGTCCTGTATTCAGAGACCTCCTCCGCACACTGAAAGAAGAAGACGCTCCAAATCTAGAGACAATTCAAATATTGACAAATGGGCTTCTGATGAAGAAGTATTGGGACTCTCTAAGTGACTATTCAAAAGAAAAGATAAAGCACATTTCTATATCAATTGATGCCGCAACCGAAGAAACATATAAGGTTGTCAGAAAAGGTGGCGACTGGAATATGCTTTTAGAAAATTTGGAATTCGCACAGCACCTTCAGGCTACTGGTCAGATACTAACTTTCAATACAAGTTTTGTTGTGCAGAATGATAATCTTTCTGAAGTGTTACAGTTTGTCGATCTTTGTAAAAAGTATGATGTGAAATGTGTTCAGTTTCAAACCTATGAGCCTGACTTCCTGATAGGTTCACCAGATTTCTTTGAGACTTGGTTTTACCGAGCAGTTCAAGAGAAGAAACACCCAAGACACCAAGAGTTGCTTGATATTGTTTTTGACCCTGAATTGAATAAACATGTTAGAGCGCATCTAGTGCATAATTCAGAAATGATGCATGTCAACTTGGGCGGGTTATTTAACCTTTTAAATGATGTAGATATATCACAACTAGATGATAACCTTGAAAAGTATGGATACAAAGAAGTTTTCTATGATGGCAAACTGCGCTTCATAGATTCTAATTTCATTAAAACAATGTACGGGACTGATGCTGTCATAACCGACAGGCTAAATATCATATGGAATGGAGAGAAATGGGTTGACTTTGAGACCTATGACCCATTCAACGATCAAAAAAAAACTAAAATAAGTGACATATACGAAGATGCTGATAATAGTTCTCTTCCAATCGTAGACACTTCAACGCTTTTCTGCGAACAACCCTTCGATAATTTTGAAGTTGATGAGCATGGGAATGTTAGAACCTGCTGTTCCTACTGGATGGATGAAAGCATCGGAAATATACACGAGTCATCAATAACAGAGATACTCAATTCTGATAAAGCAAAAAATATTAGAGCTTCGATTTTAGACGGCTCATTCAGTTACTGCAACAAAAAGACATGTCCGAGATTACAAAATGTTGATGCGCTGCCTAAGAGAGAAGATGTCACACAAGAAAGACATAAGCATATAATAGAAAACAATATTACTGACATGGATAGAATTAAACATGTCAACTTTTTGTGGGACGATTCTTGCAATCTAAAATGTCCTAGCTGTAGGATAAGTTCGATACTTCATACTTCGGGAAAGAAATATGATGATGCTGTTGCGATACAAAACAAGATAATGGATTTTGTTCTAAACGAGCAACCAAAAGGTCATACTTCGCTAAACATCACTGGCTCTGGCGATCCGTTCGGCTCAAAAGTTTTCAGGGACTTCTTGATAAATTTTGATGGGAAACAGCACCCAGAAATAATGATAAACCTACAAACAAACGGAGTCATGCTTACTGAAAAAATGTGGAACATGCTACACAAATGCCATGACAATATCAATCAGGTAATTGTGTCTATCGACGCTGCCACTAAAGAAACTTATGATAAGATACGTGTAGGTGGCGATTGGGACTTGCTGATGAAGAACATAGAAATGTTGTCAAGATTGAGAGTTGAAGGTAAAATTAACATACTTAGGATTGACTCAGTAGTACAAAAGAACAACTATAAAGAGATGCCTGCATGTGTTGAGTTGGCTAATTCATTGGACGGTGTAGACAAGATGAATTTTTCAATTATAACAGACTGGGGAACTTGGAAGCGCGAAGTCTTTGAAGACCATGCCGTATGGATGGAAAACAATAAACTACACAAAGATTTCCTAAATGTTTTAGATAACGACATTTTTGATAGTTCTAAGGTTGATCTTGGAAATGTTTATCATTATTACAAAATAGCTAGAGGTCAAAATGATTAATATTACAGCGCCTATAAACAATCTCGGATATGGTATCGCAAGTTATAATATAATTAAGAATTTATTGTCGCAGGGCAATCAGGTAAACTATCTTCCGATTGGCAAACCGGAGATGTCAGATCCGTTTATACAAAAGATCACCATGCAAGAATGTCATGAAAAGAATCCTTCTGTCAAAATATGGCATCAACATGAATTACATGGACACGTCGGAAAAGGTATGCACGTTGGTTTTCCTATATTCGAGCTTGAAAGATTTAACGAGCTGGAAAAACAAAGCATAAAATATAATGACAGAATTTTCACCTGCTCAAAATGGGCAAAAGAAATAGTAGAACAACAAACCGGAGTTGAAACTAAAGTGGTGCCTCTTGGTGTAGATACGCAAATTTTCAAACCTCACGATTCTACTAGACCAAAAACGGTATTCTTCAACTGCGGAAAATGGGAAGTCAGAAAGGGTCATGATATACTAGTAAATTGTTTTAACGCTGCATTTGACCACTCGGATGAGGTTGAATTGTGGATGATGTGTAGCAATCCCTTCTATTCACCTGAACAACAATCACAATGGGAAAAGCTTTATAAAGATTCTCCTCTTGGCGATAAGATTAGGATTATACCGAGACAGAACACACACAGAGATGTTTACAATGTTATGAAGCAAGCTGATTGTGGAGTTTTTCCTGCTAGAGCTGAAGGCTGGAATCTGGAACTTTTGGAAATGATGGCGTGTGGCAAACATGTTATAGCTACCGAATATTCAGCACACACGGAGTTTTGCAATGCAAAGAATTGTCACTTGGTTTCGATAGACAATCTTGAACCGGCTCAAGATGGAGTTTGGTTTCATGGTCAAGGCTCATGGGCTTCTTTGGGTAGTAACCAGCTAGAACAAGTTGTTACCTACATGAGGGCGATACACACACTAAAACAAGAAGGAAATCTGGAAACAAATATTGACGGTATTTACACAGCTAAAGAATTTTCTTGGGAGAACTCGGCTAAAAAATTCATAAAAGGCTTAGAATAATCTTGCCTATTGTGTAGAAGTATGTTACAATGTTTTAGTCAACCAGTAATCTTTTATAGGAGATAGAAAATGGTAGATAAAATTAAGAGTCTGGTAAAGTCGAGACGATTTTGGACTGCTATCGGTACTGTTGTTACCGTAGCTTTACAGGATGTCATCGGTATTCCAGAGGAAACAGCGACTAGCATTGTAGCAGTTGCTATCGCATGGATTGTTGGTGATTCTCTTCGTACAACGGAATAATACACATTTGAGAATCATGATTCTGAGTCTAGCGCATGATGCGCTAGGCTCTTTTAATAAGTAAGGGACACAAAATGAACATTGATTTTATATCTGCAGCAGAATCTCATTACAAAGCCAAGATGGACGAAGCCGGTTTAACAATGAAAGTATACATGTCAAATCCTGCCGGTATTGGTGAACACCCTCAAATCTTTGAGGAATTCAGAAATGCTCTAGAAGATTATAATGACGCTAGAGGTAATTTTCAGTTTGTTCAAGAACTAAAAGCTCAATACTTAAAAGCTTCACAAGAAGCGGAAGAAAGCAACAATGAAGATTAAGTTGTCGATTTTGCCAGTGACTTTTGATAATTCAAAAAACATAGCAGATGCAACTAGAAATAGTTTACTTTTGGATCAAGATGGCAATGTTATAAACCGATACTTTTATAATGAAGATGTTCCAGAATGTTTAGGCAAACTATCATCTGAATATATTAAGTATGATACAGAATGGCTTGACTATCAGCTAGCTGACTTTTGTAGAGTTTCAGAAGACGAGTTTGAGGTTGTATACTACTGTCATTTTCCATATGTTGCAGGGTTTAGCATAAAAGGTAAAATGCTGAATCTTAATAACACCGACAACTTAAACAAAATTGGAGAAAGGTATGTCAGATCAATATCCAGATTTACCACAACAAGATTCTGTTTCTAGCAGTTCTTATTTTACCGTATTCGTAGAACCGGAAACTTATGATATATATTTTAAATGCGGATGGGGAAACTCTCTAGAAGACATCTCAGCTTTTGCTAGTTTATTATATAAAGTCAATTCTGGAGAGTATGAAACGGAAATACTAAAAGAGATTGAGAGACAATGCTCTGCCGACAATGGTGGTGGAGAAGATCAATTTTTAGCGTTCCTTACTTATTATGACTCCTTCAAGGAAGAATCAAAAAACTGCGATTTGGTTGTAAGACCTAGCGCTGTTAAGTTTGAATAATGTGTATTATATATAAGACTAAAGTTCAAACAGTAAACGTGGAGTACAAAAAATGTCTAAAAAAGCCACGATAGCTTGGGAAAGCTGGAACGCTATAGTTGATGAAATTCTTTCTGAAGAACCAATAAATTTTGTAGATCACCTAACAGAAGAAGAGTTAGAGATGATGGAAAATATGCTAAAGTATGCTCCAGTTGAACCTCCACAACCTAAAGTGCTATATACTCCTTATGGCCTGTTCGCCGCAGAATCAATGTTAAAGCCTTCTAATAGATGGGACTGCTGGTTCTGCTATACTTCTTTTGATATTACTAAAAATATGGTAAAAAAGATTGAAGAAATTCAAGGGGTTGAGGCGATAAAAGTATTATCGAGATACACAATGTTTATTGGAATTGGAAAACTTTTCAATTCTACACTTGTAAAACTCGATATAGAAGATACAATATCAGGAAGAGATGACATCATTCTCGAAGTAGAAGAAACTATTGAGATGGTAAAAAATCAAGTCTCTGAAAAGCCTTACTGGGCTATCTTCATTAGTCCAACGGCAGAAATTGAGTATATCATGTCAGATACACTAAACGATGAGTATTTGAATGATTTAAATAAATTTGAAAACTTACGTGATAAAATTGGTGGAACCATATTAAGGAGCAAGAATGAAGAAGTATCTTAAATTGAAGACTAGAGATCTAAACGAAGCTTTAGAAAATATTGATTACAAAAAAATTATGGATTCTGTTTGCGCAAAATATTGTAAAAGTGTTGACCCAGATGACATCTCATCTTTAAGGCTAGAAGTATTGTGGAAGTGCCTGAACTCTTTTGATGAAACCAGAGGTGTTAAGTTTACAACATTTCTATATCAACAACTAAACTATGCCATGATGAACCAGCTTAGAATTAGAAGGAGAGAGAAGAATGGCATACCGTTTGACATCTGTCACACCCCAAAAGAAAACATTGAAGTCCTGCTCTCAGACCTCAATGAAGATCAGAAGAAGATTCTAAAGCAACGCTACCTCGACAGAATGACTATGGTCGAGATTGGACAGAAGAACGGTTACAGTAGAGAGACTGCGCGTAGAGCCGTCAATAGCGCACTAGCAATATTTGAGGATAATGACTAATGAAATTAGAAGTCTTGTGTAACGAAGCTAATTACAGCTCCGTTCTGGAGTGCATATTTAATTCTGCAAATAGTAAAGTAGATACGATCTGCACTCCTTCAGGACTACTATCTAGAATTGATGAGTCGCTAATAAAGGAGCATCTAAACTTTTCTGCTATTGTGGATTACCCATACGGTATATCCGACACAAATGTGAGAATACACGATATAATATTAGCAAAAAGGAGAGGTGCCAAAAGCATTGACTTAGTTATAAATAGAAATGATTTAGAGGCATCTAATTTAGCCAGCATAAGAAAAGACTTCAAGTCTTGTGCCTCTGCCTGTAGTGAATATGACATCTCTCTTCGTCCTGTAATAGAATACAGGGTTTCTGACTGGTCATTTGTAATGGACTTGTGTTATTGCCTGAAATCCAACAATTCTTCCGAGATAGTTATTGGAACAGGAACAATGGTAGATGACATTGTAGATAATATAATATGTTGCAAGACAATAGAAGATCAGATAGATATGCCTGTCGTTAGTTGTTCTCCAATACTAAGCCAAGATCATTACGATATTTTTTATAAATCAAATATCTATGGAATCAGAATAAAATCATATAAAATACTGGACAATTTGTGTAATATATAATAGGACTTGGATTATTATACGGACAAATGTGGGAATAAAATATCTTTATTTTTTTATAGGAGTCATGTATAATGGCAGTTCCAAGCAACAACAGCCACCTAAAGAACACAACTGGCGGGACTTTTGTTTCGCAAACACAGGGTGGTACAATTCTAGGTAACGACAACACTGATGGCGTTATAACAAAAAGTCTTACTCTTTTAGACGGCGTAGCAGTAGCTCCAGATAGCAACATGCTACCAAGCGTCACAGCTAGCGGTATTTACAACGTACAAAAAGCTTTATCTGCTGGTACTTTTGGTTACAGCGAAGAGGGCAAATACGTTATTGCTAGATCTTCTTCAACTCTTTCTGGCGTATCTAAAACTCAGCTACTCACTATGGGCAGAGGGGACAACAGAAAGTCTATTGCTACATTCCAAGGCGATTACGGAGCCAAGCTACTTACTGGCTGGAGACAAAATCAGTTCAGCTGGACTGGTACTCTTGACAGTGGCGCTACGATCACCAACATGCGTATTAACTGGTTGAATTCTTCCGGCACCGCAGCAGCATCTCCAGCAGAGCTAGATGGTACTGCTATGGCTGGCGCAACAACAGGAAGCGATGTACAGGGAACAGCAGACAATGCTGGTAACCCAACTCGTGCAATTCCGGGTGAATTAGTAATGAAAGTAGACTTCGTAACACTAAGCGTAAGCAGTGGCGGAGACTTCTTCGATTACAAAGCCATCACTGGTATGTAATAATAATTTAGAGTTTTACAAGGGGAGGGGTTTCCCTCCCCTTATTTTTTTTAGAGGTGATCGCTATGGAAGATACATGGGAGTTAGTAAAAGAAATTACGCAGTTTTTCGGCATGGTCGCATTACCTCTTATTGCTTGGGTTCTTAGAACTATAGTCAAGCATGGGGGTAAGTTAGCAATGTTAGAAGAAAAAGTCAATGATTCTATATCAAGAAGATTGGATTCTTTAGAGAATAAGGTTGACGGATTGGAGACTAAGATTGATAATAAGATGGACAAGTTAGAAGAATCTATTCATCAGACACAATTGTCTGTAACAGAAAAGATAATAGAAGCCATTCATAATTGTAAATAGGAGATTTTAGAAATGGACAAAGTTGTAATCAAAGATATGTTAGACAAGGTTATTCTTGGCACTCAGAACCATGAACAGCTTGTTGAAGTATTTACCGCTATGGCGGAAGCTTTGGGTGTTAAAAAAGACCCAGTACCAGCACCAGCTCCGGCTCCAGAGCCAGTCTCGGAAGACGAAGATGGTGACGACGAAAAAAGATCATTTTTTGGCGGTTAGTCATTAATTAGATCTTGCAAATCCGCTCAACGAACACTATAATTTAACAGTCGTTGGGGAATAAAAAGCCAGTTTTGGAAAACAGGCTAAACGACACTTACCCCGACAAGCCGAAAGGCACAGGGATAAACTTAGAGTAGACAAGTTCCTATCTCTGTATGTTATAAGTGTCGTTTTTTTTATACACTTACACTAACCTTTGATTCCAGTGAGACTTATGAGCCAAGATATAAAAATTAAAAAACGCAACGGTAGACTAGAAGATGTTTGTTTAGATAAGATAAACGAGTGCGTTGAAAGGGCTTGTAATGAACTTGAAGATGTTTCTGTGAGCGAAGTAGTTCTTGATGCTAGTTTGCAACTCTACAATAAGATACCAACATCAGAAATAAACAAGGCGCTGATATTATCTGCTCGCTCTAAGATAGAAAAAGAACCAAACTATGCTTATGTAGCTGCGAGGATGCTACTTAACAACCTTTATAAAGAAGTGTTTGGCGAAGATGTGGGCAGTGAAAATTTTGAAGAGCAATACAAAAAGGCTTTTGTCAAAAATATCAAAAGGCTAGTAAAAGAAGAGAGGCTCAGCGATAGACTCCTTTCTTATGATCTTGATTACCTAGCTGAGAATATGGTTCCATCAAGGGACAAACTATTCAAGTACTTGGGTATCCAAACCCTCTATGATCGCTATTTTATCCACCTAAATGAACAGAGAATGGAAACCCCTCAAGCATTTTATATGCGAGTAGCTATGGGTCTATGTCTTGCAGAGGGGGATAATAAAGAAGAGAAGGCTCTCGAAATATATAATATGATGTCAGAGTTTAGATATTCTCCATCTACTCCTACACTGTTTAACAGTGGGACAAAACGGTCTCAGCTTTCTTCTTGCTATTTGAGTACAGTGGGAGATTCAATTGATGGCATCTTTGGTACGCTACATGGACAGTCTAGATTGTCGAAATACGCTGGAGGGCTTGGTGTTGATTGGTCTAGTGTAAGAGCTACAGGTGGCTATATAAAAGGCACAAATGGAAAATCTACAGGTCTTGTTCCTTGGCTAAAAATATTCAATGATTTATTAGTGGCGGTCAATCAAGGAGGAAAAAGAAAAGGTGCTGGATGTTCTTATATTGAACCTTGGCATTTAGACATTGAAGACTTCTTAGACCTTAGAAAAAATACTGGAGATGATCGCCGTCGTTGTCACGACATGAATACTGCCTTATGGATTCCAGATGACTTTATGGTAGCTGTCACAAAAAACCAAGATTGGTATTTGTTTGATCCAGCAGAATGTCCAGAATTACACGATACCTACGGCAAAGAGTTTACTAAGGTTTATAGAAAATATAAGAAAGCCGCAGACAATGGAGAAATAAATAATTATAGAACTATTAATGCTAAAGACCTTTGGAAGAAAGTTCTTACTGCGCTTTATGAAACTGGACATCCTTGGATCACCTTTAAAGACCCATCTAATATAAGATATTCTAATAAACATGAGGGTGTAGTCCATTCTTCTAATCTGTGTACTGAAATTTTATTGCACACCAAGCCTACGGTTTATGAAGAAGGTGAAATTGTCGAGGTAGGTGAAACGGCAGTCTGTAATCTCGCCAGTATCAATCTATCATCGCACTTAAAAGTTAGAACCATTGATTGGAAAAAGCTACAGAAAACTGTAGAGGTGGCAGTTAGAGGCTTAGACAATGTTGTAAATCTAAACTTCTACCCTACAAAAGAAGCCAAAAAATCAAACCTGAAACACAGACCTGTAGGGCTTGGTATTATGGGTACTCATGACGTGTTACACAAGCTAGGGATACCGTATAATTCTCAAGATGCAGTCATACTGTGCGGGAAAATACAAGAATTTATTTCTTTACATGCGATCAAAACGTCAGCATTATTAGCTAAGGAAAAAGGCGCATACCCCTCTTTTGAGGGTTCCGAATGGGATAAAGGTAATTTTCCTATAGATACTTATTGTGATTTAATGAATCAGAGAGAGTCTCACAGGTCAGATAATGTGTATAAGAAAGAGGACTTCGAGAACTTTGTAGAAGAATGGGACGAGGTTAGGGAATTAGTGAGGAAACATGGTATGCGTAATAGTAATGTCATGGCAATCGCTCCTACCGCAACCATCTCATATATTCAGGGTTGTTCGCAGTCTATTGAGCCAGATTACTCGGTTCTTTATGTGTACTCAACACTTAGTGGAGAGTTTACTATGGTCAATGAACATTTTGTTGCAATGGCTAAGAAGAAGGGTATTTGGTGTCAAGAGCTAGTAGATGCTCTAAAAACTGCTGACGGAGACGTTATGGCGGTTGATCTGGATGAAGATATTCAGAGAGAGTTTATTACTGCTTTTGATATTGAACCAGAAATTTTAATTAAGGCTGCGGCTGAAAGACAGAAGTGGATTGATATGGGACAGTCACTGAATCTTTACAACAAACATGATAGCCTTAAGTTTTTGAATGACTTATATTTTTGTGCTTGGGAAAACGGATTAAAAACTACATATTACCTGAGAGGCAAAGCCGCCACTCGTGTTGAGAAATCAACTGTTAGTTTTAAGTCAACCGAAGAGCCAGAAGCAGAAGAAATTAAGGCATGTTCTATTTTAGATCCCGGATGTGAGAGTTGTCAATAATGAAAAAAAGTAAAGAAATTATATCAGATAAAGTAGCCACTGTGAATCAAATCTTGCCACATACAAACAAATGGGCATGGGATTTATTCATCGACGGAGCCGCTAACAATTGGATGCCTACAGAGGTCTCTATGGCAAAAGACATTGAACAGTGGAAATCTAACTCTCTATCCGAAGATGAAAGATTAGTTGTGAAGAGATGCTTAGGGTTCTTTGCTGGATCAGAATCTTTGGTTGCCAATAACTTGCTTCTCAGTGTATTCAAGTTTGTAACAGATCCAGAATGTCGCCAATATATTCTGCGTCAAGCATATGAGGAAAGCCTCCACAACCTTACTGTGGTTTATGTTTGTGACTCTTTGAACTTAGATATTGATGAAGTTTATCAGGCATATAATTCAATTCCGAGTATCAAGGCCAAAGACGAGTTCTTGATGAACATTACAACTGACATCAATCGCCCTGATTTTAATATAAATACGCTGGAGGGGAAAAGAGAATTCCTTCGTAATATTATTACTTATTACGTTATCTGTGAAGGGATTTTCTTCTTCTCTGGTTTTGCTATGCTCCTCTCATTCAACAGACAAAACAAGTTGCCGGGAATTGGCGAGCAGATTCAATACACACTTCGTGATGAGAGTATCCACATCAACTTTGGGACAACTCTTATTAATAGATTGAGAGAAGACAATCCTAAGATCTGGACAAAAGCAATGGAAAAAGAAACCATTGAGCATATTGATACAGCTATGGAGCTAGAGTTAGCATATGCTAGAGATGTTCTACCAAATGGTATCTTAGGTCTAAACGCAGATATGTTTATTGATTATGTTCAGTTTATTGCTGATAGAAGATTAACCAATTTAAATTTACCATCACCCTATGGAAATGCACAGAACCCATTTCCTTGGATGAGCGAAATCATTGATCTGGAAAAATGCAAGAACTTTTTCGAGACTAGAGTCACTGAGTATTCTGTAGGAAATTTAGTTGACGACTTTTAATAAAGGTACTTACTATGGGTAACAGAGTTTTTTATGCGTGTCAGGCGGTCTTCGTTGATGGCACGTATTTAAAGAACGTCCAAAGCGTTGGCGTTGACTATAGCGCTGACGCTGAATCCATAGCTGATACTGGAAGATCTCAGGTCTTTGGTGATAGATATAACAAGCCAGAAGTAACAATAACAATTGAGCGACATCTAAGATCTGGTGATACACCTTTCTATACTATAGGAACTGGCAGTTATGAAGACTCTTATCTTCTAAAAAATTCCAATCTGGGTATAGCTGGCTGGACTGGATTAAAAGAATATGAAATTGGTTTGACTTATGGTGATGATACGACCATAAGTGGTTCTGTCGATTCAGTAAAGTTTGAATATTGTTTGGTTACAGAGATTTCGTATAACTTCTCTGTTGATGGTATATTTACTGAAAGTATTACCCTCGTTACCAATAACCTGACGAAGCAGTCTGCCGGTTCTATTCCTGCTCTTGGAGAGACTGGAACTCTTATGAGAAAGCAAAACTTCGACACACAAAACAGCATATTTCCAACTGAGGTTGATGCGGCCATATTAACAACAGCCGATGATGGTACAAAAATTAGGGTTATACAGTCAATAGCAATTAACCTTTCGGTCAGCTACTCTGAACTTGCCGATACGGGTTTTTGGAGAGGTTCAAATCAGGGCACCAATCCAAGCGAGCAAAACAAATATAAGTACGTAGAAACGCCTGTTGAAGTTACTTGTGAAATCAGCGCAATAGCTAGAAAGTCAGTCCAACAAGATATACTAATATCAGACAACAACAATATTTTTATGGGCACATTTCCAACTCCTGATCGGCAAATAGTCCTGAAATTTGATAATATAATTTTTGATTTGGGGTCAAAGAATTATTGTACAGGCGTTGGATTTTCGGGTGGAGATACAGGAGGAGGCAATGTAGAAATGTCTTTCTCTTATACAAATGACAACAATGACTACATGCCGTATACAAATGCATCAATAGTCACAAAAACACAATCAACAATTTATTAAGGAGACCAAAATGTTAGACTTTATTTTCAATCGAAGAAACTTTTTAAGGGTAGGTGGCATCAGCGCAGCTATGAGTTCTATCGGACTTTCCGATAAAGCGTTTGCTCAAGAAGGTTTTGATGCATATGAAGATAAAGCAGTTGTTTGGTTATGGCTTGGAGGAGGGCCAACACAGTTTGAAACATTTCACGCTCCTACAGACACTGTGCCTACCGAATGGCAACCAGTAAACGGTTCTATTTATGATGCTAAAACGAATATAAATTTAGGCGCTGACTGGACAGAGCTGGCTAAACATACTAGCAAAATGAATGTGGTGAATTCCTTTAGTCATAGAGATTCTTCTCATAGACAAGGGACTCATTTTATGATGACGGGACAGTATAACCCAGAAAGAACCACCACTTCTATGGCAAAGTATCCTTCATTCGGATCTATTGTATCTGCATGTTATGGAGCTAACAACGAAGAAAATGGAGTACCAACATATGTTAAACAAGGTAAAATCGAAGGTGATGAAGGTGCTTGGCTCGGTGGAGCATATAAACCTTTCGATCCATCCAATAAAGACAACCTTACCCCGAGAGTTGAACTTGATAGATTCTCTACAAGAAAAGACCTGCTCAAAGGACTTGATGCCGCCGCAGTCGCAAGCAGAAGCGCCAACTCAGTAGACTTCTACAAGGGGCAAGCATACGATGTAATATTGGGTTCTGCAAAAGATGCATTTGCAGTAGAAAAAGAAAATGAAAAAACAAAAGCTCTTTATGGGTCAACCAAAGCAAAAGATATTGGTGAACAACTTCTTCTTGCTCGTCGTCTTGTAGAATACGGAACAAGATTTGTTACGCTTCATTATGGCGGATGGGATATGCATAGCAATGTATCAAATGCTCTAAAGACAAGAGTACCTCCTGTCGATAAAGCTATTGCAGGCTTTATGCAGGATGTGTGCGATAGAGGCTTAGATGATAAAGTATTATTGGTAGTAACTGGCGAATTTGGAAGAACTAAAATTAATGCAAATGCCGGTCGTGACCACTGGCCATCAATCACACCGATGTTTATGTTCGGTGGAGAGTATCCAACAGGAAGAACCATCGGAGAGGCTGATAGATCTTACAGTCCTACGGAAAGACCTGTTGGGCCTTTGGATTTACAAGCAACCCTATTTGATCATTTTGGAATAGATAAAGGCACACAGAGAGTTGATAACTCTGGCAGACCAAGATACCTCCTAGAAGGTGAAGGAAAGGTAATATTATAATGAAAAAAGAAGATTACGCAAGCGCATTTAATGAATACTTAAATGAAACTGGATATACAGAAGATGTTACAGAGGAAAACTTTTATATTCCTGCTGAAGCTGAGTATGTAGACTTTGGTGAAGATACTGAAGAATGGGATGTTGCAGAAGCTAAGCCCGGACTTTGGGAAAATATTAGGAGGAAAAAGCAGAGAGAAGGTGATAGTTATCGTCCTGCTCGCACTGAAAAAGAAGGTCGTCCTAGTCAAGAAGAGCTTAAGAAAGCTCAGTCTGACAAACCGGGCCCTAGAGATCCTCGTAGAACTCCCGCACCAAAAAAAGATCAGAAGAAAGGTTCAAAAAGAAACAAGCCTGATAGCGCAAAGAACCCAAGTGGTAAAATCACTTTTAGTAAAAAGACTACCGAAAGACTGTCTAAGAAAGTGAAAGAACATAACGCTAAAGGCAAAGGCTCAAAAGCAACTCTTGGTATGCTCAAAGCTGTGTACCGCAGAGGAGCTGGAGCCTATTCAACAAGTCATGCGCCAAAAATGTCTAGAGATGGATGGGCTATGGCTAGAGTAAATGCCTTTTTGACATTACTTAGAACTGGTAAGCCTTCTAATTCTGGATATACGCAGGATAATGACCTTCTCCCAAAGGGACATCCAAGAAAGTCTAAGGCGGCAGAATATCAAGGTAGAAAAGTTACCTTAAATAAGCCTTTTAGAACCCCTGATGGGCCAAAGAAATTTGCAGTTTATACTAAGAATGGATCTGGTAAAGTTGTTATTGTTAGATTTGGCGATCCTAATATGGAAATTAAAAGGGATAACCCTGAAAGAAGAAGAAGTTTTAGAGCAAGACACAAATGTGATACAGCTCCGGGCCCAAAATGGAAAGCTCGGTACTGGTCTTGCAAAATGTGGTAAAGGAAATTTTATGAATTGCAAAAGTAATCGCAGATCTTTTCTGCAAGTTGGTTTTTTGGGTGGTTTGGGCTTGAGTCTATCGGATTATTTCCGCATGGAGCAAGCTCAAGCTGACCAGAAGTTTTATGAAAGCATTGAAGGCCCAGCAAAGTCTGTTATTTATATATATTTGCCGGGAGGTTCGGCTCATCAAGAAACATTTGATCCTAAACCTTTTGCCCCTCTTGAGTACAGAGGGCCAATGTCTAGCATTGAAACCATAGTTCCCGGAACTAGATTAAATGAGATGATGGTCAAAACATCTAAAGTCACAGACAAGATGACAATCATCCGCAGTATGACTCATGGAGAAGCAGCTCATGAACGAGGCACACATAATATGTTTACTGGCTATAGACCTAGCCCAGCCCTTCAGTATCCATCAATGGGTTCAGTGGTTGCACATGAGTTTGGGCCTCGTCAAAACCTTCCTCCATATGTCTGCATCCCAAACCAACCTAATGAATATGCAGGTACTGGATATTTAAGTAGTTCCTTCTCAGGCTTTAGTCTAGGAGCTGATCCGGCAAGTGGCAACTTCCAAGTTCGAGATTTGAAACTGCCAAACGGAGTAAACGATGGTAGGTTTGGAACAAGAAGAAAAATGCTTAGTGCAGTCAACGATTACTTTGCTACCAAAGAAAAGTCAGACTCTCTGGATGCCGTAGACAGCTTTTATGATCGTGCTTACAGTTTGATTAGCAGTGAAAAAGCCAGAGATGCTTTTGACATTAATAAGGAAAGTGATGCGATGCGAGATAAGTATGGCAGAAATACTGCTGGCGCTCGCATGTTATTAGCTCGCCGTTTAGTAGAAGCTGGAACTCGCTTTGTCACACTCACCTATGGTGGATGGGATATGCATAACAATATAGAAAATGGTATTCGTGGACAAGTACCAGCACTAGATCAAGGGCTTGCGGCTCTTATTGAAGATCTTAGCGATAGAGGTATGCTTGACTCCACGTTAGTTTGTTTAGCTTCCGAGTTTGGTCGTACACCAAAGATTAATGCTACCGCTGGTCGTGACCACTGGCCAAAGGTTTTCAGTGTAGTTATGGCTGGAGGCGGCATTAAAAACGGAATGGTTTATGGTAGCTCTAATGCTACTGCAAGCGAGCCAGAAGATAACCCAATGACAGTAGAAGATTGGGCAGCAACAATATACAATAGAATCGGAATCGTTTCCGATAAGGAGCTTATGGCTCCGGGTGACCGTCCTATAGAAATTGTGGACGGTGGTACAGTTCGACAAGACCTTATTATTTAGAGAGGGGGTGATCGCAATATGAAGATCAAACTTCCGCTAGTAGCAATTATTATAGTTGCGGCGTTATGCTTAATTAACAAAGAGGAGATAAAGGAGATGTTTAATAGCGACCAACCAATGATTTGTGAAACATGTGTAAATGAATGTCCGTGTCCAGAAACAAGCTGCATTTGTAAGGCAGAGGTATGTAAATGCCCCAAATGCATTAGTTAAAAATTAGAGGTGTATTATGCTTAATTTATCACGTAGAAGTTTTTTGTCCGTAGGTGGTCTCGGTATTCTTTCTATGCCACAAGTGTTGCGTGCCCAAGAGGAAAGTGGAACGTCTCATAAGGCAGTTATCAATATATTTCTTGGCGGTGGCCCACCGCACCAAGACATGTGGGATATTAAGACTGAAGCACCATCGGAAATCCGTGGCCCATTCAAACCGATCTCGACCAATGTGGCGGGAGTATACATCGGAGAGTGTTTTCCGCAAATCGCCTCTATGTTTGATAAATTTACTGCGATTCGTTCCGTTGTCGGTTCGGATGGTTCTCATGACGGATACCAATGTGTCACCGGATGGAGCCGGAAAGACATGGTATCTGGAGTCAACTATCCTGCCATCGGAGCGTGCGCTTCTAAAATTTTGGGATCTGTTGATCCTGCCGTACCAGTTGCGGTAGGATTGGCAGAACCTACACAGCACAACCCTTGGTCAGAGGCTGGAGGAGCTGGCTATCTTGGAGATACACACAAGCCATTTAAGCCAAATGGTGAGATGATGAAGGATCTCAAACTTAATATGGAAGTTGAGAGATTCAAGAATCGCAAAGACCTATTAACAGGATTTGCAGAACTAAATAGAACTATAGACAAAGCTGTTAATGTAGATACTTTTACTGAAGAAGCCTTTGGTGTTTTGACATCAAGCTCTTTGGTAAACGCTTTGGATTTGTCAAAGGAAGACCCAAAGATTAGAGAAATGTATGGAGACGGTAAACCCTTTAAATTCCAATATGATGGAGCACCGACTGTTAATGAACATGTTCTCATGGCGCGAAGGCTTGTTGAAGCTGGAGCTCGTTCTGTTACTCTTTCTTATGGTCGCTGGGATAGTCATGGCTCTAACTTCGACTTGGTTAGAGACCATGGTGCAAAGCTTGACCAGTGCGTGTCAGCACTTGTTCGAGACCTTGACCAACGTGGCATGCTTGATGATACACTTGTTGTAGTGTGGGGAGAGTTTGGTAGAACGCCTAAGATTAATCCAAAGGGTGGTCGTGATCACTGGCCTCAAGTTTCTTGTGCTTTGCTCGCAGGAGGAGGATTTAATCACGGACAAACTGTAGGAGAAACAAATAGACTTGGCGAAATTCCTGAATCTAGACCAGTACATATTCAAGAAATATGCGCTACAATGTATAGAGGTTTAGGTATTGATACAATGTCTACAACCTTATTAGATAATACTGGAAGACCTCAATATCTTCTAGATCACAGAGAACCATTAAAGGAGTTAATATAATGAAATATTTAGCCTCACTATTATGCTTATTATTTGTGCCTTTATCTGCAAGTGCAGATCAGCCAGAGCGTAAGGTTGTTAAACCTCCACAGGTTACTAGGAGTCAACCTAGAGAGTTTACAAGACCTCCTACGGCAAGACCTACAATTCCCGGAAAGCAACAATGGCAGAAGCCACAAACCCAACCCCAACAGCCAAGGGTGGAAACTAAACATAGTTTTGGTTTTTATAACTATTATTACGCTCCTAACCCTTACTTTAATAGATACTACAGAGTGCCTGCATACAGGCCACCTGTTATTATTCAGCCACCTGTAGTCATTCAGCCACAACCAATTTATCCAGCACCTTTTCATGGGTTCTTTTTTCAATTTAGATGGTAACTATAACAAGGAAATAATATTATGTTTATGGGAGACTTATTAACAATGGGCATAGGTAGCGGAAGCTCTGCTTCACTCAAGCAAGATTTCGGTTATGCCTACAATGATAATAATGATGAGCCTACACCGTACCAAGATCATCAATATGATTGGCATAGAAATTATGCTAAGTTTCAAAACTCTGATTCAGATCAACATGCTATAATTTAAGAGGTGAAGACATGCAAAGACGTACCTTTCTAACATCTGTTTTTAGTGCGCTATCATTAGCAGAAACTGTTAAAGCTAACGAAGATGAACTTAAAAAGAAAGGAAAGTCCGCTATTCTTCTGTGGATGGGCGGTGGCCCTTCAACTATGGACATCTGGGATTTAAAACCCGGAGCGCCTACAGGAGGCCCTTTCCGTCCCATCAATACCTCTGGAGATGTGCAGATATGCGAACATATGCCTCTCATGGCAAAACAGATGCATAACGCTGCTATTATTAGAAGTATGAGTACTCGTGAAGCTGACCATATGCGTGGTCGCTATTACATGCATACTGGATATGTTCCGAACCCAAGCATAGATCATCCTAGTTATGGTTCAGTAATCTCACATCAGTCGCCAAGACCAGATCTTTCTATACCCAAGTTTATTTCTGTGGGTGGAGGAAGTATAGGCGCTGGTTTTCTTGGTTCTAAATATGCTCCATTTAGCGTGAATAGCGATGGTAGAATTAGAAATCTAGATGTAAAAGTAGATCAGAGATTTTATCAGAGAGCTTACGCTTTGGATGCAATTGAAAGTAATTTCATAAACCAAAGACGAGGTTCACTAGCAAAAGAACATCAATCAGTTCTAAAGGGAGCATTTAATGTACTGACAAGCTCGCAGATGGATGCTTTGAAAGTTGCAGGCGAACCAGAAAATGTAAAAGAAAGATACGGCAACAACAACTTTGGTAAAGGTTGTCTGATGGCTAGACGGCTAGTAGAAGCTGGTGTGCCGTTTATAGAAGTTAATCTTGGAGGATGGGACAATCATCAGAATATTCATGCTACATTAAGAGATAACAAACTTCCTATGTTAGATCAAGGTATGAGTGCGCTATTTGAAGATCTAGAACAGAGAGAACTTTTACAAGACACAGTAATTATTTGGATGGGAGAGTTTAGTAGAACTCCTCGAATCAACCAGAACGCAGGTCGTGACCATTGGGCACGAAGTTGGAGCGTTGTCGTTGGTGGAGGTGGAATAAATGGAGGTATTGCTGTTGGTGCTACTAATTCAGATGGTACGCGCGTCGATACAGAACCTTACACTTCTCAAGATGTGATGGCTTCAGTGTGCAAAGCTCTTGACATTTCACTAACAACCACATTTACCAGTAATAACGGCAGACCTATGAAGATCGCCAACTCTGGTAAGATTATAAAAGAATTATTCTAATGAAATTTTTTAAGAACGCAGTTTATGTACTTTTTTCACTATCTTTACTGAATTTAGCGGGCTCTTTCTATATGTTCAAACATATAATGAATAAGGAGCCAGCAATAGAAGTTAAAATTCCCATAGAAAAAGAACTAAGAGAATTACCCTTACATTCAAGGCTTAGAGAATCACAGATAATTCAAGCAATCCTTATGACCCATCACCAACTTGGTATACATAAGCCCGGCTCTCAGCCGATATGTCCAATGTGTCAGGATTCAGAAATTAAAACTATAACAGTAGAGAATAATTAATGGCAAGACAATCAAAAAAACCAAAGACAACAAGACAGAGAAGAAAAATATTACGGCCTAAAACACGCAATCAAGAAACTTACATGCAGAGTATAAACAAGTCTGATGTTACTTTCTGCTCTGGGCCTGCTGGATCAGGAAAGACTAGCGTCTCTGTCGGAATGGCGTGTGAATACTTGATCGAAAAGAAAGTAGACAAAATTATTATTACTCGACCTGTTGTAGAGTCGGGTCGTGGTTTGGGTCACTTGCCCGGCACATTAGTAGAAAAAATTAATCCTTATTTAATACCTATTCTAGAAGAGATGAACCAATATCTCACAAAGAATACGGTAGAAACTTATAGGAGTAGAGACATTATTGAGTTATGCCCACTGGAATATATGAGAGGGCGAAACTTTCATAATTGTTTTATGATCTTAGACGAAGCGCAGAACGCTACGTTTGAACAAATCAAAATGTTTATTACTAGAATTGGAAAAGATTCTAAGGCTGTGATAAACGGAGACCTAAGACAGTCCGACTTAGGTAAACATCAAGGCGGTCTTAAGACTTGTATGGATAAGCTTTCCGAAGTTTCTGGTGTTGGTGTTTGCAAACTGGATTATAGCGATATTGTTCGTAGTGGTATCGTGTCCAAGATATTAATGACACTCAACAAAGAAGAAGATGAAAATGAAGATGAAGGTGAACCAGTTAAGTATTTTTAGGGGAGTCTTTCTAACTGCTGTTGTTCTTATAGGCGTTAGAGCTGAATACAATAACGCTCAATTAGAGAAAAGACTCAGTATTTTAGAAGAAGGCATTTATTATAACTCAGCAGTGTCAGATGATACAGCCATGAAGTTTGAGACGTTTCTTCAGGCGCTTTCTAATGAACTCCCAACAGAAGTCCAAGCTTATGCCGCTGAGACCGCAGAAAGAGTTGCCAGAGAAACAACAGTAAGCACGCTAAAACAATTCTCAGAAAATTTAAAGAAAATAGATGTACAACTCGATAAGTAGCTCTATAATGTATTAGACTATTTATATGAGGTACAAATGAAAAACATATCTTTAAAATTTTATAATATGTGGGGCGGCTTCTTTGAGCACGACAACATTATAACAAACACTCTTAGAAAAGAGTACGACGTTACAATAACAGACAGTAATCCAGACATTGTAATCTGTCAGGTTTCACCGGCTAGTCATCAAGCTCCACCTCCCGAAAGGTTTACATCAGGATTTACCAGCTCCAAGATAGTTCATTGGTTAGTAGAATCCATAGACAGAACAGGAGATCCCGACTATAGCAAGTGTGACTTTTCTATTTCGTCTTGTAAATTTGAAGATGATAGAAATGTCAGAATACCTCTGTGGGCTATGTATGTAAACTGGTTTGGGGATCAGCAAGAAAGCTATGTAGAGGGCAGAAATCAAGCGTTTCTCTTGTCAGCAAAAAAGCTAACGAATCAAGTTAATGTTTCACAAAAGAGTAAATTCTGTTCTATATTAACTAACAATGATATGGGTTACAGAAAAGAAGCGTATCCTAAGTTTATAAACTTTGGTATTGATAATGGACTTCTTGTAGAGAGTAGAGGTAGAGCATTTACTAACATGCCGTCGATTGGCGGAGATGAAAAACACAAGCTCGAATATCTGTCTGACTTCAAGTTTAATCTTTGTTTTGATAACGGAGAATCAGATGGTTGGATCACAGAAAAAATAATTCATCCCAAGTATGTAGGGTCAATACCCATTTATTGGGGATGCAAAGATGTTGCAGAAGAGTTCAACGAAGAAGCATTTCTACATGTCAGAAACTTTGAAAATTTAGAACATCTACATGAAAAAGTTCTTGAGCTTTGTTATAATACTATTGAATATAAAAAAATACAAACACTACCCTGTTTCCCTAACAATAAAATACCGGAATGTGTAAACCAAGAATTTTTGCTGGAACAGCTTAAAGGAATTGTAGAAGCATGATAAAACTTTGTGCAGAAATCATAGATGATGCAGATATTGACTCTTTGATTGAGTGGTTGAAAACAAAACCTATCTTAACGAAGAACAAGCTAACTGTAGAGTTTGAAGAGAAATTCTCTGCAAAACTAGGAGTGAAGCACTCAGTCTTTTGTAACTCTGGATCTTCGGCGAATCTGCTAGCTTTTTCTGCCTTAGCTCAATCAGGTAAAATGAAGAATAATAAAGTGGTAGCCCCTCAAGTTTCTTGGTCTACTACCGTATTTCCTATCATACAGTTTGGGCTTCAGCCTATACTTTGTGACTGTAATATGCAAAATTTAGGACTGGATCTTGGTCACCTTGAGAATATATTTCAAACTGAAAATCCTGCTGCCCTTATATTGGTGCATGTGTTAGGATTCGACTGTAATATACAAGAAGTCAAAGCCCTTTGTGACAAATACTCTGTTCTGCTAATAGAAGATACTTGCGAAAGTCTTGGATCAGAAGTGCATGGCAAGAAGCTAGGAACTTTTGGTGACATGAGTTCGTTCTCGTTTTATTTTGGGCATCACATATCCACCATCGAAGGCGGCATGATTTGCACGGATGATGATGAGCTTGCAGAAATTCTTCGCATGATTCGTAGTCATGGGTGGGATAGAGACATATCTGAAGATTCTAAGAAAAAGTATAGAAACCAGTATAATGTAGACGAGTTCAATGCTCTTTATAAATTTTACTTTGCTGGATTTAACTTAAGGTCTACAGATTTACAAGCGTTTATTGGTCTGAGACAGGTCGATAAGATAGACAATATTGCAAGTAAGCGTCATGAAAATTTCTTGGTTTATGACGAACTAATCAAAGATACAATCTGGAAACCACAGCCTTCTTCGTGCCAAAACCTCGTATCAAACATGGGCTATCCAATAATTGTTAGAGATAGAGAAAAGCTTGCAGAATCTCTCAATGACAACGGTATTGAATGTAGACCTCTCATAGCTGGCAGTATTGGTATGCAACCAGTTTGGCAAAAATTATTTGGCAAAGTTGGTCATAAAAACTCTTGTTTAGTAGATTCTAACGGAATGTATGTGCCAAATCACCACGACATGGATATAAAAGATATAGAAAAAGTTTGTCAAGTTATAAACAATCTGTATTAAGGATTCAAAATGCCAACCTACGATTACGAGTGTAGTGAGTGCGGATATTACAAAGAGGTATTCCAAAGATTCTCGGAGAAACCTTTGGTGAGATGTCCGTCATGCAAGAAACATAAATTTAGAAGAGTTATACTAGATGCTCCTCATGTGTCCGTAAAAGGTGAGCCTACAACAGTAAGACACCTAGCTGATAGGAACACACAGAAGATGGGAAGCTATGAACTGCAAGACAAGATGCAGGCTGATAATATGGACAAAGTTAAAAAAGACCGAGAGGTCAATCAACGCAGGAACAAAATCAACAAGATGTCTACTGCTGAAAAAATTAAATACATAGAGAAAGGTGAGTGATGGTTGATAGAGCTAACTTACCGCACAAAGCAATTATACATATCGGTATTGCTGTGCATGAAGTTCTTAGGAATGGAGATCTAGATCCTATTCCGGCTAGTGAAGAAGAACTTGCAAGATATGATATTGGTCGTCAAGCTAAGATAGCTATAGACGGCTTTGACAGAGCAGATTGTATTAAAAAAATCAAAGAGTTATTGGAGAAATTAGATGGCTAGAGGCGAAAATGATGATATTTCTCATCTGAACTTACCAGAAGTTCCGACTAAGGTTACAACCTTTATTGGAGCCAAAGGCGAAGAAGTCAAAGAGAGAGACGCATTTGCTAAAGTTGTGGTGAATGGCGAATACAAAACTCATTATATCAAATATGGTAGAGGTGATTTGTTCGACCCTTTTGGTGCAGATAGAAACATGCATAATAGACCATACTTTGACTTCAGGAAAGTTAAAGAAAACGTATACAATTACTATATAGAATATTTAACAAATAGAGATAGAATCTTTTTGACACGAGCAAGAAGATCACTTATGGAGGTTTAAAATGACTAAGAAAGGCCCGCTTTCAAAAAGCGAAAAACAGTATATTGAGGACAATCGAGAGTTGCCTGTGGGTGAAATTGCAGAAGAGCTTGACAGGTCTGAGAAATCTGTAGACAAGTATCTTACAAAATTAGGCGAAGAAGAACTACTGCACGATTCAGCAGAAGAAAAGCCAGCAGTTTCTGCTACTATTACAGGCAGTGAGCCTGAAGAAGAAGAGCCTGAAATGCCTAAAGCTGGTGAACTAATGGCTAGAAACAATCGCTACGGAACAGTTATCATGACTGAACAGGCTTCTATGGCTGGAGACGGAACTAAGGAAGAAAGACTTCCTGACAAGATTAATGTCGCTCGTCGCCACAGAGGTGCTATCCATAAGATTAAGGGAGACTAACATGATTTGTACTGTCAGAGATGAACATATCCGTAAACTGATTATGGAAGATGTTTCCATGACTTGGAAGTGCACGTTAGATGATGGTACAATTGTATGGGGCGACTATGAGCGTCCCGGAGTACCTGAAAGCCCTTGGCTTAGATTGCAGAGATACTGTGAAGAAAATGGTAGATGTGTAGCTAAGGCACAAGTAATTGTGATGGGCGCGCCAGAAGAAGTTGTTTTTGAAAACGAAGATGGCCTTGATGGGTTTTTCATCGCTAGAGGTTTTTCAAAAGATATTGATATGGTGACTGGAGATGGCCCGTCCTACCAGCACATGACATTTGGTTTATTAAATGATGATCTTGAAGTAGAAGTGAAGAAGTATAGTTGGCCAGAGTGCGACTTTATGGAATTTACACAGAAGAGAATGATTACTCAAGAAAATCTATCTTGGATGATTTGGAAAGATGGCGAAACGAAGAAGCAAAACGAGCAGGTTCAAGTCACCCTCAACGGGTGATTACTGTACTACAGGCCAATACATAGCTGAGATATTGGTGCAACGTAGAGCAGAGAGAGAAAACAAAGGCTCTTTGCCCTACAAGTTCTGGAATAAAACTCGTAAAAAACAGTATCAACGTCAGGTTCAAGAAGTCTATAAAATGATTTCTGAATTTGGCGAAGATGCTGTCTATGACTATATCATAAATAAAAACAAACGAGTTTACTCTGCATTACCCAAGTGGGTAAAAGATGAAGTCAAAAAACACAAAAAACTTCTAGATTCAAGGCCAAAACCCAAAGAGGTTGATATTATTGAAGTAGAAGAAGATAATGTAAATGTAAAACCAATGAAGAGCTTTGGTAACAAATCGCTCTTTTCTAAATTGAGGAATTCAAATGGCAAAAACAAAGAAGGCTGATCCAGCATTTGTAAAAGAAATTGTTAAGAAGTATGGCAA